GGGTGTTGCCAATGCAACTCTGTTGTTTGATGTGCCAGCAATAGCATCAGAGTACGTATTGTATAACCGCAACCCGCCAAGCTGGTCTACATTAACAAACCAGTTACCTTTAGGATACGCCCACCCTGATACAAATGATAATGTAGATGCACTACTAAATTCTACAAAATCACCTGTTACAAATGCGCCAAAACTAAAATCAAAACTAAACATTCCCTTGCTAACATTAACGTTTGCAGGTGCTATCGTCCCTGCAATAACATCGCCACTATCCCTGATAAGTTCTACATTACCTGCATTACCTAGGTAAACGGTCATAGCGTTACGCCCGTTGGTGCGCCAGTAAATTGGAACTGGATGCTAGCTTGCATCACCTCACCAACAGCACAACTTAATTCTGCGCTGGTAATGATGCAACTACCTTGAATAAGCTTGGTGCCCCAGCCAAGTTTAATTACTAATATGTCAGACTCGCTTACGGTGCTAGTTTTTATTATGCGTTCTAGTAATGGTTTTGCTGCATCGTCGTAATAAAAGATTGTTGCACTACCGCTTATAGTTCTAAGCCCCGGAACATAGCTGCGGTCGCTTTCTGTTAATACTGTGGTTTCGAGCGTATCAACTGTGGAACTTACGCTCCAGTTGCTGACCTTAGCTACTTGGCTGCCGTTATAGGTGAGGGTGCCATCCTTGCCGCTGTAGTAGGTCATGAGTCAAGCACTCCAATTAGTTTTACCGTAACGGACATGCGGCCACTTTTTACGCTATTGAACTGCGGTGGCTCCGCATAACGGTATCTTAGCCCAAATGGAGCAGCGCTATAACGATTGGATGCGCTAGTGCTTTCATCATTTACATGAAATGTTTCATTGCCACTTTTAGGTTTTTGTGGTAACCCAAAATAATACAACGTTCCGTTACAAGCTAAATAATGATCATGGATAAGAGCAGCATCAGTTTCAGTAATATTGCTATATTCTAAATCTATCGTTTTGTCAAATGCTTTATTGCCGTATTGCACCCGTGATTCAACACCGCTTTGCGAACGGAAAACCTTACTGGCAAAATCACCAGGCGACATTGACCGTGCTGTAGGCACAAGGTCTGGGAAATTAGGGCCTGCGGTGCTCATTGTTCGTTTTGTATCGTAAACAGTGCGTCGTCCATGTTTAAATACGTAATCCTGCCATCATCAGGCATCAGTGGTACATGGCTACCAGTTATTTCCACCATCCCCTCCTCATCATAAGCGATTTGCTCTGCCTTGTATAAACGGTTGCTGGTCGTGTCATTATATTCCGTAAACACACTATTGGCAAATTCAGGCGTTGTTTTGCCTGTAGCGCCAATTACCATCGACCGCTCCTCCACTTGCATCATGCCGGAACGCCAGAAATAAACGGTATAGGTGCCAGCCGCCATTGGGCTACTAGATACCACAGTGCCATCTTCTAATACGTAACCATTCTGGAATCGCTCTACATGCCTGGCTTGGCTTGACACCCGGAAATATTGCCCTGGCTGTAAGGCTAAACCACTAGGTAAAGTTTTAAATGCTATTACATGCGTTACATGAAATCTAATGTTAATTAATAACTTTGCAAATTGTATGGCGTGATCTGCGCTAGTGCAAAAACCTGTGAAATCTATAGCCTCAACTTGTGGATTATCTGTCCCAACGCGACTTACTAAAATATTGCGAGTTTCAGCAAATCCGTTTTCCACCTCATCACGCAACGTAACTAATATCTGCGGTGCCTTGCGTTGCTCTGCTGGATACCAGTTCACGCTAAGTGAATCTTCAATAATATTACCATCAGTAAATAAAGCGGATATTACTGGCTTGCGATTATACGCACCAGCTAATGTGTAGCCGCTTAAACCTGACCCTTTTACTACCGGAAATGTTGGCTGTAGCGATAATTTACCGCCAAGCACCATAAAATCTAAGAAGAAATATTGTGCATTTTCATGGCCCCAATCCCTGATATTTACTGGTGCTGATAACACACCATCCCAGTAAAAGTTATTTGCTAGGCATACTTTACAGCCTTCCGCAAAGCCATCCCAGTCGATCATGGTCGTAGGCATCAAGCTAGATGTAGCCACAAGGTGGTATAGAATTTCTGGGTATAAGTTTGATGCAGCTTCGACCGCAGTACTGGTTACGTCGTAGGTATTGCCGTTGGCTTCATTTATTATCTTACGTATTTTGCAACCTTGCTTGGCATAATACGTAAAATTATTAAAGCTGCTCCATTCCTTGCCGCTGCGTAATTGCAACCCTAATAGTGTCATGTCTTCATACTTAGGAGCATATGAAACGGTATTATCATTAAAAGTTAAAAAGTTTTGTCGTTGCTCATTTACATAAACAATTTGATGCTCAGGGCCTGCCTCATGGCTTCCTTCCTGCCCGTCATTCATATATACATCAGCAACCGCATCAAATGGCTCCTCAATCCTTTGCGCAATATCCGGGGAAGCCACATCGTTAATTATAATTTGCGGAATATTGATGGTACTGCTGACTACAGTAATTCGATCATTTACCTTGTAACCTGCACCGCCATTGGCAATTGATAGCCCAGCAATATATGTTGTTTGGGCTGCGTATGTAACGTAAATGCGGGCTACTGTTGTGCCATTGACTGGTGTTGCAAAACCGTCAGGTTTGCTCACTATATATTCACCATTAGGTGGTATAAAACTGGTGTTTGAAGATTCGTCATAACTACCAGAATCACTAATTATGGTAACTCTTGATTGAGTTAAGTTTTGATTGACCCATAACAATGGTTTCCCCCATCCTTCATCATTATTTGCGTAACCATAAGCAGTGGTTGCTCCATAACCTGAACCAAAATACCCATATGTTGCAAGGGATGTAGCTCTTAAAGTAAGTCTTACTATAACAAAATAAGTGCCATTGCCACCTCCAGGTAATGGCGTTACGTTGGTAAATTGGACATCTGCTGTATATGTTTCGCCTTCGTAACTAGGTTCTGGAGCGCCCATGATGCCCATATGCAACCATCGCGTTGACATACCTGTTATTACAGTTCCTGATGGGCTGAGATCTGCCTTAGGGAAACTTTCTACCCTAACTGTTAACCCTGAGCCTGATCCCCCGGTTGTAGCAAAAGTGGTAGCGCTTAAGGCATTATTTGCTGAGTATCCTATCGGTGCAAATCCTGTTACTAAACCTTGGATTGGTTTGCCACCATAAAACATTACTTCATTGGTTGCAGTTCCTTGCGTTATTCTTTCTAGATGACCCTTAAAAGAAACTTGAAAGGCGCCTATAGTGCTATTTTGCACTGTATATTCTTGCGCTGAGCCTGTCCTCGAATCCAGTACACACAGAGGGTTGCCGGAATTAAATTGGACTGCGAGATATTGACCGCCACTTACTGGTCTGAATCTAATCTCATATTGCTTTTTAATACTGGGGAATGCAACCCGTATGAAATTAAATTGACTTACAGGTGTTCGCCCCTTTACTGCGAATATGCCGCCTGGTTGATTTACTAATCGCACATAATCAGTACCACCTTTTTCTCTAATTTCAAGCCTAAAAAATGAATATCGCATTCCATATTCGCTGTAAGTTCCAACATTAAAATTATTGCCGCCGTTTTCAATCCTTGTTAAAGTGCTCTCATCTGGGATACCAGCAAAATTAGCAATTCCTGCAAACCGTTTATATACTTGCGACTTAATTCCAATTTCAACCTGATTTAATTTCCTTGTTGTAGTAAAATGCGCAATTGTTAATTTTGTTAATGTAGGCCCATAAGCTGGATTGTTAAAAGCTCCTAAATTTTCTTGCCTAAAATCAGCAAGATGGCAAGCAAGCCCTACATTTACTACGCGAGTTTTGCCTACATCTAAAACCTTAAATTTAAAAGTTTTTGGTTTACTGGTAGTCCATAATTCGTCAGAGCTTTCGGATATGCAAACTGCTTCCGCACCACCAACAAGGTAAGTTTCTCCTACAATAATTGTATCATCAACAGACTGCCTGTTATTATTTTCTTTAGCAATTATATCGCTGTTGCCAAATTCGCCAAACGTGCTGCTTACGTTGTCTCCAAAAACTTCAAATTGTATAATATCACCTACTGCCACATCAAGGTCTAAATGTCTTTGATTGCTAGGCTCTGGTTTGCCTTCCACCCGCATAATGCCTGTTCGCGATGCGAATAATGATTCAACCTTGTATTTCTCTTGCACTGCTGCATTTTTTGTCGCAACTTTTTTTTGATATTCTTCCTGATCTCTTGCCCAGAGTGCAAAGTTAAACTGAAATATTGGCTCAGGTGGATTAACGTCTCTGACACGCTTATAAGGCAACTTAAACCCTTGCGCGTTACGCAATGGTTCTGATATGCCAAATGTTGCCATGGTAGATGGTATCCGCACTCCGCTAAATATTGGTTGCATATTATTATTAGTTTTTAATTCTGCTAGAAATACATCACTTGCATCGCGTGGCTGTAATAAATCCGCTGCATTTACGCCGGGAGGCACTATTCTATCATTAATTCCTATACGATTAGTTAAATTACCATTTCTGAAATATATTGCTAATTTACTTGCTTGATAGCCACGTAATAAGCTATCGCCAATCCCCATCCCGTCAAAATCTGGTTGTGATGCTAACTTTCCACCATTAGCAAGGAATATTGCTAGCAGTTCCTGTCCATCACCTTTGCTTAATAATTGCGACCACAATAGTTTTGTTTCTACTCTTACGCCGCCGTAGTTGTTGCGACGATTAGCAAATACCAATTGCATTGACTCGCCAAGTCGTGCAAGCGGTTGTACTGAAGTGAAGCCATCGACATTGGTAAACCGATTAGAGCCATTGACGCTGGCGCCGCTTACATCCGCGCCACGCTGCTCTTGCTGTTGTTGCTGCGCTGGATCAGTTTGCTTGGGCAGCTTTGGCTTTGGTGCCATTGCTGACGCTGCAATATTTAAACCAACCCCAACAACGCTAAGAACAATGGGTGTAATAACAGGATCACACACAATATTTGGCACATGGTCATATGCTGGATCGCGCTCAGGTCGGTAATTTGCCACCTCATTTGCGTACCAGTTATACTCTTCAATCGTCAGCCCTAAAGTATCAATTAGCTGCTTTTCCCATGGCAATATCGCGCCTCGTATTTGACGGACGGGGACCATATCACCCGGTTGTTTTGTGCGCTGCAATGAAGCCATCCGGTGTCGTAGAAAACAGCTAGTCCAAAACTGTCAACAGCTTGCACTAACGCAATAATACCAGTTTCGTCTGGTGTTCCCCATAAGTCTAATTGCTCCTTGAATATGCTGGTATCACCTGCATGTAAACGCCGATACCAACTGCGGGCTGGTACTGGGGCTTCAATCCCATACCATTCCAATACCCACCGGCATAAATTAATGCAGTCTGTAGCGCCATGCCGCGCTGGTTCAGCGCCTAAGCGGTATGGTAGCCCGATAAGATCAGCCGGATCTGATAGCGCCCGTGGTTGGCAATGCGCCGACGGCTTCACGACTGATTCGCAAATTAGGCGATTGGGCACCAATTGCATCGATCGCACTACTTAATTCCATTTCGACCGCTTGTGTATTATACGTTAATCCAGTCGCAATCCAGGTTTCATCACCTAACAGCAAATATGGCGCATAAGTATCACTGAGCTGATATGTTTTCACATTTACCTGCCAGCCAGTATTTACTGCACTTTGTACCCAGTTCAAAGTTAATGGGTTTGCCGGTAACGTAAGCTGGCTGCTGATGTTATCACCGCTTTTTGTTTTTTGTGCGCCTTGATAATTAAATGGCAATAGCTGATATGTGTTGCCTGCAAAGGGAACCTGCCCTTCAGAAAAAAAGTTCTGCCATCTTGTAATACCACCTGCGGTATCAGTAAAAGTAACAAAATTACCAATAACAAATACGCTCATCTTAAACCTACCTGTCTGCGATAGGCCGGTGATTGCTGCAACTTACTAGTAACTTGCGCAGCACCAGCCTTTGCTCCAGCCGCTGCTGCACGTTTTTCTGTTGCCATCATCGCTGCCTGCAACTGGTCAGTGCTGACATAATCCTGCCCCAAGAACCTAGTTGTTTCAAAGCTCATTGATAATACAGGAGTTGCCGCTGCGTCAGCGCCCATTGCATCACTGCTGCTATTACCGCTACTGCCACTCCGGCGTTGATACCGCGCCATTGCCGCCGCCGTAGCATCTGCTGGAACGATAGTGCCTGAGGTGCGTGGCACGAATAACTCAGGGCCTTTCTCGCCGACCATGTAGGTGCTATTGCTGCTTACTGGACCGCCAGCAGCTTTACCGCCGCCAAAGATCTTAGTGCCACCAATATCAATACCGCCAAGCAATGACTTAATGCCAAACGATATAAGCATCCCGCCAATATCTTTTAATATATCAGACAAGCTTTCTTGCAAACTCTTGGCTCCGGTTATGGCACCATCAATAGCGCCAACAATTCCGCTTTCAATGCTAGAGCCAATGTCTTGGACTAAATTTTTAATCTTTTCCTTTTCGGTTAGAAGCTGATTAGTTGCATTAATTTGATTCAATGTATTCGTAATATCTTGCTGTGACAAGCCAGCAGTGCCAGCCATAATATCACGAATTTGCATTCTTAGCATTACTTCTGCTTCGTTACCCGCAAGACGTGCTTGAGCAAGTGCAAGTTCATCTGTTAGTGATTGCTTTCTTTGTTGACCTAATAATGTTTGGCTTTCAATTTCTTTTTTTAACAAGTCCGCTTGTTGCTTTTGCGCTTCTAATGCTTCTGTGCGATGTTTTGCAGCAATAGTATTTGTTTGTATTGATATTATTTGTATTTGACTTGCTATTTCAGCGCTTTTTTCATCTATTTGCTGGGCTACCTTGGGTCGATCCTCTGGTTTGTAAGTAGCAAGTATAGCGGCTCTTTTCTCCTCTATAAATTTTAATTGTTTTTGTAAAAAGAAAGTTTCTTCGAACTGCATACGATATTGATGAGCATAATCAATCATGCGTTTTGCCCGACTTAAATCTTCATCACTCATCCCTGCCCCTTGCGCTTGGCTTAAATCTATTTGTTTAAGAGCATCTTGCCGCGCTTTATTTCGGTCTAGTGTTTGCTGAAGTGCAGGAGATAACAATGAATCCATTGACATCCCGCGCCCATCTTTTGGTTTCCCTGGCAGCAATGCAGGCGTTGCAGGTGTGGCTGTTGTTGCTTTAGCGGTTGCTTTTAAATCATTTAAATATCCTTTTAAATCCCCACGTAATTTAGTGAGTGCCTCGCTTTGCCTCATTACTCTATCTAGCACGGGATCAGGTAATGCGCCTGCATTATTTAATTCATTTAAAACTTTTTCAACGCCTGCAAGTGCCGCTAATTGCGCTTCAATGCCGCCTTTTGTTGCGCGTTGTGGGCTACGACTAATTTCACTTAATAACTTGCCTGTGGTATCTAATGCTTCAGTCCTAAAGCCTGTTTTAATTTGCGCCATAGCAGCGGCAGTCCTTCTCATATAGTCGCCTTGCAACCCTTGAGCGAATAAATTGTTAATTTGGTTAATTCCTTCTATTGCTAAATTAATTATATTTTTTATTTGTGGAGCAAGAATATTGCCTATTCCTTTAGCTAACATTTCTATGCCGTCCATTAATGTGCTAAATTTGCCGCTTAATGTATCACTTTGCGCAATAGCGCCATTAGCGTATTTGCCGCCAGCATTAGTTAATCTTATTATTGCAACTTCAACAGCTTCTGCGCTTATACGCCCTTTTTCTAATGCTTTTCGTAATTCCTGCCCTGATAACCCATACATCTTTTGCAGTTCGCCCTGCAAAGCAATGCCACGTTCTTGGAACTGCAACAGCTCCTCGCCTTGCAGTCGCCCTTTAGCTTGTACTTGGCCGTAAGCTGTAACCAACCCTTGCAGCTCAGCGCCTGTAGCGCCAGAAACATCAGCTAATCGTTTTGTAGTTTCAACTACCTTGTCAGCTTCAACACCAAATGCTTGCAGACGTTTGGCTGAATCAATTAATTCGCTTGATGTAAATGGCGTTACAGCACCAAGTTGCTGCAATTCTTGAATAATTTGTTTTGTTTTTGTTGCGCTGCCTGTAAGAACTTCTAGGCTACGAGTTTGGCTTTCAAGTTCAGCAGTTTTTGCAAATACAAATTTAACGGCTTGCATCGCACCAAGTGCAATAGCTAATTTCCCAACCGTTTTAAGTAGACCAGATACGGCATTATCAGTCGCTACTGCGCCTTGCTGCACTGCACGTAGCTGTTGCGTTGCGCCACTGCTGTCAACATTAATGGCAACATTAGCGACAACCGACACAGCTAGCCACCTACTACTAAACCCATTCTAGCGTCGCCGTCGCATCGCAGCTTCTTGCTCGTCATTGCTTAATTCAAAATAAGCTGACCACAGAAGCAATTCTTCCATAGTC